GCGATAGGGATGAGTCTGGTAGAACCAGAAAACACTCTACCACCAGACAGGCTTACAGGCTTTAGACCGTAAGCTGCAGGAACGATAGGATATGCCATTTAAAAACTCCTAAGTTTATTTAATACCAGCTCCAAAACTTCCGCCTCTTGAGCTTGTTGACTGCCTTTCGGAGAACAAAGTCGCCATGCGTGGGTCTTGGTTTTTCAAGAAATTGTTGTCTACGGAATCCATCTGAGCTCTGTTTTGGTTTTGGTAGTACTCGTCCATGGCTTTAACGCGTTCTGTTGGCATCTTGCAAAGCATGAGGCCTCCAATCTCCACGTTGCCGCTGGCGTTTCCTTCCAACATCAGTTCTGGATGGTCTGCTGCCTTGACCGGCTCCCAGCCATCTCTGCGTTTTCTAGACACATTGGTGGGGTCCGCAATACTCATTACATGGGTAGCAATCCAGCGGAAAGACATACCTGGTATGGGTGTTGGATCGGGCAACTTACTCGATGGTGTGTACACATATCGAGCCTCTTGTGTGCGTGTTTCTAAGTCACGGGGGGTACGGGTATTACTATTAGCCATTTAATTTCTCCAATTTTAAAACTTCAGCTGCATACACTTTGGGGTCCATTTTGAACTTCTTCGCCAGCGCAAGCTGGGTCGTAGTCAGTTGTATCTTCTTTGTTCCAGAAGAACGACTTGCAGGTGCGGTGACAGACGGCGTCTTTTTTGGAGGATCAGCAGGCGGCGTAGTTTCTGCCGTAGCCTGTCCAAACATATCTGGAAAGGTCTTTTTGATGCGGGAATCAATGGCCTCATAGTACTGATCAGTACGTGGGTCTACCCCCGAATTCACTAGTTTTTGATGCAGTCCTAGTGCGTAACTGGTTATATCTTCGAATCCTGGTTGACCGTACCACTGGTTTTTGGCTTGCCAGCGCAAGAGCTTTTCATCGCGGTAAGGTTGTTGGACCTGTTGTGGAGCTGAATATACATCATTTCTATCTTCTTGTAAAGGGGTCGTTTTGAAATTTTTTGCTTCTTCTGAACGAAGTTTAGCAACTGTCAACGCCTCCTGGGCAGCAATAATGGCATCTGTGTCAAATGCTTCTTGCGCTGCTTTGTAGTCACGCCTGGCTTTATCAAGCTCTGCTTCCGCTGCAGTTTTAGCCATAGCCGTGTACTGCTCTGTGCCCGTGTTGACGTATTGTTTGAGGCGTTTGTTTTCCTCAAGCATTTGCTGAGCTATTCTTTCTAGCTCTGCTTTCTCTCGCGCCATAGCTTCTTTAGCACGTCTTTCGTCGTGCCTTGCATGGGTGAGTTCTTTAATTCTTTCTTGGGCACCCTTGGTGTACTGATTAATTTCTTCATCAGTGGGGTCCTCTACCTCACGGTCTAGTGGCCTGCGCCCACGATCCGCAGGAGGTGTGTCATCAACAACTTCAATTTCAAAATCGTCGTCATTGTTTGTCTCTAAGGGTTTACCCTTGTCTTCAATTTCGTCAGGAAATTTGAATTCCTCGCCTTTAAATTCTGCCATTGTTTTTCCTTTATGCGCGGGTTATGCCACGGGGATCATCTACAACGCCGTCAACCTGATCATCATTGATGAACCGGAATTCATTGCCGTAAATCTTAAAACGCGTACCTGCATAGGTACGTACCATAATGAAATCACCTTCCTTACACCAAGGTCCACTAGGAAACTTGTTCTTGTCTGCGTACGCATCTGGCCCAACTTTTAAAACAAACAACACGGTGGTTGCATGTTCTTCTTGTTTGGCGTAGAAGTCTGGACGCTCAAGGTCTAGCTCAGTACCGTCAATTTTTTTAGAAACTTGGGGTACGCTACAAAGCAACCGATACCCGGATGGGCTAGGAAGCAGTGTTGCTTTATCCTCGTCTTTCTCTGGCGGTTTGGTAATTTGTTCAATTACCTCGACCGTTGGTTTGAGCTTTAACCGCTCAGGGAGTATGAGTTCACTCATCTTGTTTTTCTACCTTTTCTAGCAGGTCAAGTAATAAACCCTCTGCGATGGCTAGACCCGAAATCACCCCGCAAAGTTTTTGATATTGATCAAAAGTGGTGCACTGACCTGTTGCTAAGTCGTCAGCGTAATTGTTCATTTGGTCGCGTAATTGTTTGCGCAGCGCGCCTGCGAAATTGACTATCATTTAGTTGGTTTCTCCTTGGGTTGTGGGGTAGGCTGATTAGCTTGCATCTCTTGTTCGTGCATACGCTGGACGTCGCTCTCATAGCCAGAGTGGTCCAGTCCTTTTTTGTGTTTGTACAAGTCCGCCGCACGATCTTTACGTTTTTCTTGGAATTGCCCAGCCTTGTTGAGCGCGTCAATTTGAATACGCTTATTGTCAGTATGGAGCATTCCTGCCTTGTGCATTGCGTCAACTTGGATGCGTTTATCGTCCATGTGCAGACGACCCGCTTTCTCCATTGCGTTAACTTGTATTTTCTGCCCTTCCATGTCTTGACGTGCTTTAAACTCCTCGGCTTTAAGCTGCGTGTTGGCCTGCGCCTGAGCTGCTTTAGCCTGTACTTCTTGCGCTTTAATGTCAACTTCTTTTTGACGAATCTGCAATTCTTGCTGTTGTAACTGAAACATCGGATCTTGTTGTTGCTGTTGAGCCTGCTGTTGTTGAGCCTGCTGTTGATGTTGTTGAAGAACCGCTTGAGCTGCTTGCGCCATGGCTTGTGACATCTGATACTCGACCTGTGGAGAAATCTTGTGGTCTTCGTCATTTGGAGGAATCGCCATGCCCATTTGCGCTTCAATACGTTTCTTGTACTCTAAACCAACGTGTTCAGCAATGTGCGCCGTCATCGCGCCTTGAATCTTAGGTGCATTGGGATTCTGACCTATCAACTGCATAATCAGTGGATCCTGCATAGCAGCCATGTGCACTTTAATATGTGACTCGTGATCTTGATACTCAAACGCTTTAACCGGCTCCATCTTAAGTATGGAGATGTTCTCAGATACTGGATTGCTTGGCTTAATGTCGTCTGGTAAAGGTACGAGTTTGTCCGCACCCTTGATGCCCATTACTTCAAGCATGCGTCTGTGCAACTCTGGCAAATCGTAAATATCAGGCGCCATCTGTGCCATTTGAATCACAGCTTGGTACTGAACAACACGTTGCGACATAGTCGCTGCATTGGGGTCGCTGACAGGGATAATGTCTACGTTGTCGTAATCATCTTGTTTAGCTGTTTTAGACCCGTACTCAGGCTCATACTCGTAGTTAACAGGTGTGTCTTCTTTAATTAGCGCGGCAAGAAGTTTTAATTCTTGTTTGAATGTGTAGTGCATGCGGGCTTGAACAGCCGACATAACTTTAAGTTGTCTTTCTAACAAAGCGAGCGTTGTGCCAACAGGTGCTTGGCTGGACATGTCGCTAATTTGCATATCTGCAGTAGCGGCAAATCTACGCCCCTCTTCGACAATTTTGTCTAATAATCCGGCTAAAACTGCACTAGGCTCCTTATATGGGAGCGGTAAAATGTTATCTCTTAGCGGACCCGACGCAATATCAACGTCGCGGAATTCTCCTGGTGCAATGGGCGTGTCATCACCTTTAATGCGAAGGCCACGCGATTTAAGTCCTCCGGGGAGGTTAGATAAAGTTCCTGCGTCGACCAGTTGACGCATAATCGAGGTGGCGGATTTTGCGAAGCCACCGATAAGATGGAAGAGTCCGAAGCCATAGGCTCCAAATCCTGGGATGTATTGGTAGTGGACAAAGTGTTGTCGCTTAAGTCTGTTTTCATCATCTTCCTTCCAGTTGCGGCGTACGGACAGTACGTTATTACTACCTTTGATTAAGGTTACCACATATGGAAGTGCAATGCCAGTTTCTTCACCTTTGTCGTTTACATCTTCATAGCCTTTTAAATCTAAGTCAGCGTGAACTTCATAAATAACATAACGATCATCGTTTAAATCGTTGAATCCAGTTTCTTGATCTTTGGCTTTTTGAATCTCATCTCTTAACTGCGTAGCGTCAGGTAATTCAAAATCTAGGTAAAAACCCGCCTTTTGCAATTTTAAAATTTCATTCTTAGTCTTGCGCATCACGTGCGTCATGCGGTAGCAAGTGTCCATATCGGTCGTACCGTAAGGCAAAATCATATCTTCCGCAGGTACAAACATAGATGTTTGGCGCCCTAAAGTGATGTCATCATACACTTTTTTGAACGCTGAACCGGTTGCTGGAAGGGACCACAACATGCGCTCATGTTCGGGTCTAAACTCCACCATCACCTCAGTCAACTCGTAGTTCATGTCATCCTCAACCCGGATGGCAGATTCTTTCTTGGCTGGCGTTTCTTTACCTAATATCTTAGTGCGAACGGGGCCTTGGGCGGGAAACATCTCGGTGATCGTTTCACTTTGGAATCGCACTACGGCTTCAGTAATCATTGGGTGGAAGACACCTGATGCTCCGTTCCAAGGCTCCGTTCTCTCTTCGTATTGGAGTCCCAAAAGCTTGAGCCCCATTACATATGCTTTCTCCCATTCTTTGCGGGAATTTTTATCATTCTCAATATCGTTTGCCAAATCGTTGGCTAAAGATCCCATGACAGACTCTGGAATTTCTTCTGCTAAATTTTTATAGAAATCATTGCCTTCGCCGTCTGGCTTGATCTCCATCTCCAAGTCCCCTGCATGAATCTTGACCGCCTCTGGATCAACAACTTCAATCTCAATTGGTTCGTCAACATGACTTGGATCTGTGCCCTGCATGTCAGAGTAAAGTGATTTGTCTATATTAGTAGCCATGTTTGTCCTTAATAATACGCGTGTTGTCTACGCTTGAAATGTATGGGGTCGTCGCGTTCGTCCGAGTCAAGTTGAACAAACCCGCCTTGTCTAAATCTCATTAACGCTTGCGTGGTCGTATCCACGTAGTCATCGTGTTCACCAACTGGAAATACTGCGATTTCCTCAATGACTTCTCTAGCCCAGCGTGTGTCTGGTGCCCACACGACGCCGGATGCAAACAAGTCAGACACGGCATTTAACCGCACCATCTTATCGTTGCCTCGGCTTGGATTTGTTTCTTGCACATGGATACCCATGGCTCTGAGTTCCTGTATCAGCGGTGCTCCAGAAGCTTTTTTCTCCACAATGAACGCGTCAGGTTCCCAATTCTTGTAGTGTTTAAGTGCAGCTTGTTTGAGATCCGGAAACGCCATTCTATCCTTGAACGCATCTAATAGTATGATATGCGGGCGCATCTTTTCATACTCGTTAAAGAACACGCCCCATGTTGTGCATGCTGAATAGTCAGAACTATTCTTGGTTTCATACGCCGTATCCCAGGACTGGATCACGTATTCACACTGCGGAGGGTCTTCTTTATCCCAAATCTTCCACGATTTTCTGGGCACAATCGCTGATGTGTCCGTCGTGGGTTGCTGCATGTACTGCGCATTCCAAAACTTGGGATCAATCGACGCTTTTGTTGTTTTTAAAACATCTAACTTCCACTGTTCAGGCCAAAGTGACTTCTCCTCTGGCGTATTCTCATTTAATATAGCAGGCAGCTCTACCAACTCCCAGGGCAGTGAGTCAGGATTCTTGATCTGGTAGTCCAACAGTCGTCCCGTCAGGTCAAGCAGCGACCAACGCGTCATAATCACAATGATCGCGCCCCCCGGCATCAAACGTTGAAGCGGTCCTGTCTGGAACCACGACCATGCGGTATCAAAAGCCAGTCTTGAATTTGCTTTAACGTCTTGCTCGGAATGGGGATCATCAATAACAAACAAATCAGCACCGCGACCGGCAAGAGCGCCACCAACACCAGCAGCATAATACTGTCCGCCAACAGAAGTAGACCACTTACCAGCGGCTTTTTGGTCGTCAGCCACATTTGTGGCGGGGAAAATCTCATGGTACTCCTCCGATTCAATCAAGTTACGTACCCGGCGCCCGAAATCCTCAGACAAACCCGCCGTGTGAGTGCCCATGATAATTTTTTTGTCAGGGAATTTACCTAAAAAGTAGGCGGGGAACAGATAAGAACTGAACTCAGACTTGCCCATACGTGGGGCAATGTTGATAATGACGCGCCGTTTCTTACCTTCAATCACATCTGTAAAGATCTTTGCCAGTTTCTTGTGGTGCGGTCCAATCTTGAACCCCGGATACACCGCAGATGCAAAACCAAGCATAGATTTCTCAGCAGATACCAGTCTTGCCCGGCGCTCTCGTACTTCTAAATCTTCAAATAGCTCCATTTTGTCCTGCAAGGACATCTTGGGCAGTGCTTTCATCAGCGCCTGCAGCTCGATTTTACTGAGCGTTGTCAGGTTCTGTAAGTTCATACTTGGCGCTGGTTGTTTCTACGATTAAAGTATCCGGTGCTTGTTCAATATCAACAACATCAACCACCCCCATGAAGCGATTGAGCTTTTCTTTGATACGCATTTCGAGTTCAGCGTCGGATAATTCGTCCTTTTTGATCTCGATTTTTTCTGTAAACAAACCAACTTCAGTAACTTTTCCCAGCAAAGTGAGTGCTTTTAGTCTAATATTTGCGTTAGAATTCTTGGTTTCTTCGACGATTTTGGCAACGGTATAACCCCGTAATTGCTTAGCTTGTTCAATAAACTCCCAATCATAAGCGGTCAACATACCAGTTAAATGGCGTACGGCTTCGGGAGTCTTAATAGAAACAAGTGCTTCTTTGGAAGCGTGTTCGTCGGTAGTTGTAATTAATTTTTGAAATGTTTTTCTGGCAGACGCGGTTTCGTGGGCCTCATCTATTTCGTCGTCCAGTGTAGCGCCAAGTTCAGCTAACCAGTCTATTGTTTTTACTTGGGCGTCGAGCACCTGCTGGGCTGACACAGCGTCCAGCTCAGTAAACCCCGACTTGGTGATGTCGGGCTCAAATTGCACCAAATCTTCAAACATTTGCGAAGTCCTAAAAACTTTCGATGTGCCGAGTATATAATACTTTTGAGTAATCGCGCAAGCGTTTGCTTCTCCTTGATCTTCGGATCACTTTTACCCCAGCTAGTCTGGGGTATTTTTTTGGAATTTTTTAAAAAATTTTTGGGTTAGGTACTTAAGTATTACAGAATATTGATTTGCGCCTCACAAACAGTGTTGTCGCGGAGGGTGGCATGGTCACCATGAAAGGGGCTCTGGGGGTACGGTGGGGTTGACGGATACGGCAAAATACGCCGAAAACGCCGTTTTCTGGGGTAAAACGTACCTCAAAGCCCTAGCAAAGCCCTTGATATAGATTACACCAAGGATAGAAAAAACCCTTTAAAATCAACGACTTAGCTCATGTCAAGGGTATTTGGTAGCACGTTGGGATACAATAGAGTCATCGGTTTAAGGAGTCATTCAGTCTCTACCGATTCATTTGGAGGTCAACTATGACTAAAGCAACTACATCTATCTCTACTATCTTTGATCGTGCATTTGATAATCAAGCCGAGCTGTTCGCCCTACTCGGCGAGCATGGTATTACCACTAAGGAGGAAGCAAAGCCCCATGCTATCAAGTGGGCGGAGGGTCGTTTCAACGTACAAGCCCATGAGGGACAACGCGGAGGGATGACATTCGAGAAGGACACGCCCGCCTATAACGCTGTGAAATACGTCCTTCGTGTAATCTTTGAGCAACCCAAGACTGGCGGTGTTCGTGCCAAGACCGATGAGGTTGCGTTGTTACTCAAGAAATTCAATGCGTTGAGTGCATCTGAGCAACGCCGTTTCTTGAAAGCACTGGGGTGAAAATTAACCCGAGTTTTTCCCGAGGGCGCAAGGGCGAGGTGTCTTTGCGCTGTTCCTTTTATTGTCAACCAGGAGAATCAACCATGAACAATCTAAAAATCAACCTAGAACATACTGACACATACGGCGGTGAAGCGAACTATTCTTGGGTACGCCGAGAATCCCGAGTGCTCCCTGCAACTAAGGACGGAAAGCCGAGATCTGATCGGTCTATCGTTCAGATAGCTAAAAAGTGGGCGAACCTCACGGGCGTAACGTGCCGAGTCGATGTGTACGGTGACATGCTCGCAATCTATCCACGTGGTATTGCCCACGTTGTATTCGTAACCTTTGGAGAATAACCATGAAAGCAACCGTCAAACGCTTCAATCGAGGCGAGTATTTCGTCATCTTTAAAACACCATCACACCCCATTGGAGCCGTAGGTTTTAAACTGTACGGCTTTGACAAACATTGGGTGTTGTTCAACCACTTAAACACCGAAATTAATTGTTGGACATCCAAGAAAAGCATGGTCGAATACTTAGAGAGTAAGACCGAGACCCAGTTACTAGAACTTAGCATTGCGAGATAACCTTGAAAACTTTCTTTATAACCACCGCCATCTACATTGTGGGCGGGCTAATCTTAATCGCAACTTACTACAAACTTTAAGGAGTGAACATGCTTGAAATTACCCGATACATACCAGAGCTAGATACCACGCTAGTAACCGTTGTGCCTATGCCGAGCGGAGATGTTACCGAATATCTACTGCACCGCTACGGTATTGACGCACTTACCTACATCGTAACCAGAACAATCTAAGGAGATCATCATGAGCAAATCATACACAATCAAAGACCGTACATGGGCACGCAAAGCCAAAGAGACTATCCGCAACAAAGCCGAGACTCGGCGTGAAATCAGAGAGCGCATACAAGATGAGGACTTCAAGACTATCATGCGTAACAATGGCGTACTACCAATCAAAGGGAGCAGATAACATGAGTGCACCTGAATGGTTCAGCAAAGCCGTAGCCCTACGGCAACAACAATACCTAGAAACTCTCACACCATATGCAAGGGAACAATACCTCAAAGCATGGCGAGAACGTATAGAGGAGACGGCTCGCCGTCAAACACTACGACAAGGGCAAAAGCCCTTGTTCTGAAGGCACTTCAACGACTGGGGTTACATTTAACCCCAGTTCTCCCAAACACGTTGCCAAATAGTCATTGGACAGCTTACCCACCATGCTTATCATGCGTAAAAACTACCGTGTCGCTCAGAACCCGCATGAATACTGGCGGTGTCCAGAACTAAACACACTATATAATAATAATAGAGATTAGATATATATATATATGGGCGTGCATAAGTGGACACACCCTCGAAAGCTCGGCTTCGGCTACCCCCCCTTCACTTTATTTTTTTCGGGCTTAAAACGAACTTAACTTGGCGCAAGGCTAGTGTTTACGGGGCATACGACAAGCACAGTAGAATCCCTAGTTGCGACAAGTGTCGGACACAGTTATAATTTCGTGTACTTAACAATTAAATTTAGGAGCGTATTTTGTCAAACGATACCCACCTCACACACAAGACCTGCGCCAAGTGTGCGCTAAGCAAACCAATTAAAAGTTATAAATATAAGCTGACCTATGCACAGACAATAGCACGAGGGCACATCGGTAATTACCGCCTTGATGCGGTATCTAAATACTGTCACGAGTGCAGACCCAAACCAAAGCCATTGATAAAAAAATCTTACCGTCAGATTGAGGAGATGGTGATTGACGGGGCGATTAAACCCGCGATAGCAGAGGCACATTTGCGCTATCGCGCCGAGCGTAAAAAGCAAAGGCTCTCACGTGTGCGTAAGAAAACATGGAACAAACTGTTCGCCCAAAGATGGGGCGAACTACTCAAACCCGTACGTGCCGAGATTAGAAAGCTAAACACTACGCTAAAAAGAATATCTAACCGCCCGCATTTAACTGAGTATTGCATAACGTGTTTAGCAATACTTGAAGATGTCAGGGACACGATGGCGTATCGTAAGGATGAGGGGGATAGGGATATACCCTATGAGGACTGGCGAGAGGCGTTCAGTCAGACCCATTTGCGATCTATGCGAGACGCATGGGTTGCAGTACCACAGAGTGAGCGAGGGTTTATTAGTGTTAACGAAATTTTAAAGGGGAAACTAAATGGCTAAAGCTAAATCATTAAACATTACGGAGCGTTTACATAACGACATCTACGCCTATGCGGTGATGCACAACCTGAAGATAAAGCAAGTGACAGAGATGGCGTTTGCTCAACTCTTTGGGAATTGGGAACGCCCGAACTACAAAGCAAACAATAAACCCAAGCGGTATGTCATGGATCAAACGCCAGACAACACGCCTTGGACAGATCTGTGATAGTAACTGGGGTTAATCGTAACCCCACTTTTTTAAAGGAGAAAGCAATGAGTGATACATGGGAAAGAGTGCACCACGAAAAATGTGGGCAGTTTGATATTTACTTTTCGTGGACGTATGAGAACGATTCGCTTCGTGACCATTACCCCGATGACTCGGATGACCAAATAAAGGAGATAGCAACCAAGATCAACCGAGGGGAGATGACGTGGTTCGTGGCTAAAGTGGAGGCGCACAAGTGTGGTATTGAACTTGCCTATGAGATTATCGGTGGCTGTCTGTACGCTGATCCCCTAGATTTTGTGAAGGACAACGATTACTACGCTGACCTAAAGGAAAACGTGATCGAGGAAGCGAGTGTTAAGTTAGTAGAACTATTTACCTATAAGGAGGATGTATGAATATTGATTTAAGAATTATTTGGAAAGCGTTGGAGTGTTATCGGGAGGACTGCATACCCGAGGAAGAAGAAAACCCTGCGTATGACCAAGAGTGGAAAGACATATGTGAACAGATGGATAACATCAAGTCACTAATAAAAACCAAAGGAGAAACTAAATGAACCCATTTAAAGAACGTATCTTGCATGCGCTAGTCAACCTAGCGTTTGCCATTATTTTTGTCGTTACATTTTTTGTATGGGTATGGACTCGTCTCTGACGGGTGTCAGCTTTTTGTGGCGTGGGGGGATTTCCCCTACGCTTTTTTAACTGGGGTGAAAATTAACCCCGCTTTTCAGGAGAAAAACTATGAATGAACTTTTACTTGCAATCTTTAAAGACATCGACACTCATATCAATACGGTGGTCGATAAACGTGTGTCTGAGATACTCGCAAACCACGCAACACTCAACACAATTAACGAGGAGCTTTATGACAAGATTTCTAAGATAGCCAAACACGAGGTCAACTTGCATGAAGCGGAACACTCGCACCATGAACGTAGCGACATAATTGAGGTGGCACATGAGGCAATGGATGAATATGACTTCAGTAGTGCATGTGGCGAGATCGTGGACGAAAGAGTAGACAGCAGACTAGACGATGTGTTAGATGACGCTATCACAGAGAAAATAGACGAGGTGTTAGATGACGCTATCACAGAGAAACTTAACGACACCAAGTTCGTCATAACTGGTGGCACTATAACTACGGAGGTATAACATGGGATACAGATCAGATGTAGCAGGGATTATCAAATTCAAATCCATTGAGGATAGAGAACGGTTCGTTGTGCTTGCGAAGGCGCATGGTGGACTCATAGCAAAAAACTTTAGTGATGAAGGATTTGCTGAGTGGACGTGGGATACGGACGAAGCACCGCACAAAGAAGATCCGATCATGACTTTTGGATATAACGACGTTAAGTGGTACGAAAGCTATGACGATGTGAAATGCCACTACGATCTATGTAAGTATGCGGAGGAAACATTCGAGGCATCATGGCGCATCATGGCTGTTGGTGAGGACGGTCAAGAAGATGCACACGAAGGTGGCGATGACACCTATTCGTTAGATGAATACATCTACACAGTTCACACACTCATCACAAATTTTTAACAGGAGGTAATTATGTTTAGCAACAACATCAGAAACATCGGATCAGTTAACACCTACGCCAAGGCAAAGGTGTTCTTTGAGAACACAGCGCTACCCAAGTGGCGCACCAAGAAAATATGGGAGGACAACGAGCGCCCACTTTCAGGTAGACGTCAGCATCATTACCGCATCGTCAAGGTAGATCAAGCCTATGAGTTGCATTTATATCATCAAGTCATGGCTAGGTTTAGTCAACCCGATGCGGACGGTAATGAGTTACGCCAATACTCATACCACAGTAGCGTGACGAGTAAACAGTTTATGTATTACGTGGTGAACGTCGGGTTCGATCAAGCGTTCGCAACAAGTACATCGGAGGTTGCGCTCGTGCCTATACGTGGTGATTTAAGGGACACTCAATTACTATTCGATAACCGCAACAGGCTCATCGTTGATCGCTCGACACACATGCAGTTGTACCGTAGCGTATCAACAGACGAGGACAAGATGCGTAACAAAGCGGTGCGTGACTTCTTTAGACCGTTCGTAACTGTGTGCATGTTCAGGTTATCTGAGTACCTAGACAATTTCCTGTACGACCACAACAAGGGCATCCCGTTTGGTCAGGGCTCAACGGTATCGTATGGTGAGCGTGAAAATATGCGTGACTTCTTTAATTGTCCTGACTCCGATGCGATACGAGACATGGCGGTCAACACGATCATTCATGACAGCGCACAGCTAGTGTATGACAGCATGATGAGTAGGCGCATACACGACAAGCTAGGTTGGCAGACTCGCAAATTTTCTCGTGATCATCAACTTGAGATGCTGACTACCAACAACGAGCTAGTGACAGAGAAGCAACTAGAGAAGGCGTTGCTCGACCGTTTGGTACGCATCATAGGCAAACGTGTTAGTGGGAAGAAACTAATACCTAAGTTCTGCAAACCAGGGGATTTCCCCTATACCAATAATTTTTATTAAGGAGTTTGACAAGTTGTAAAAGGATTGACAATCCATGATATACTAGAGTTCCCTTAGCGGTGGCACATATGTGCCACCATTCATTATCTTTATAGGAGTTAGCAATGAGAAACTTTTTATCTTTCAAACAAGTGCAATCGTTAGTAGCAACTGTCGGACACAAGCGTACAGTTATTGTCGAGGGTGAGAATGGTATCGGTAAGACCGCGCTCTTTCATGCCATCAAGTCTATGCCACAGTTTGCCAATCACATCGCAGTCGATCCTATTGATTGCACACAACTATCTGACGGTAGCGTGTGGATGCCTGACCTTGATCGTGAGCATGGTGTGTCACGTGAGTTACCCAATGAGCGCTTCGGTGTCAACAAGAC